TGTACGCGAACCCGCAGGCCACCCAGTGGTCGCTCGACGACGTGTTCTTCAACGTCGAGCAGTGGCTCGCGGAGTCGGTCGCCGTCGAGTTCGCGCGTGCCGAAGCGGCCGCATTCGTGTCGGGCGATGGTTCGAGCAAGCCGAAGGGCTTCCTCAACTACACGACCGCCGCGACCGCGGACGCCTCGCGCTCGGATGGTGTGCTCGAGCACATCGCCACCGGCGTGTCGGCGGACTTCGCCGCCAGCAACAAGGCCGACCTGGTCTATTCCATCATCTACAAGCTGAAGGCCGGCCATCGCGCCGGTGCGGTTTGGATGATGAATAAGGCGGTGCTCGGCGAGATGCGCGCGTTCAAGGACGGGCAGGGCCGCTACCTGTGGGAACCCAGCCTGCAGGCCGGGCAGCCGTCCTCGCTCGCGGGTTACGCCGTGGTCGAGGCCGAGGACATGCCCGCGAAGGCGGCGAACTCGCTTTCCATCGCGTTCGGCAACTTCCGCGCCGGCTACTGCATCGTGGACCGGGTCGGGATTCGCACGCTGCGTGACCCGTTCAGCAACAAGCCCTATGTCGGGTTCTACACCACGAAGCGGGTGGGCGGCATGGTTCTCGACAGCGACGCGATCAAGATCGCGAAGTTCTCGGTGAGCTGAGGAAAGCGGCGGCGGCGGGGAGCGTTTCGCGAAAGCGGGCGCCCCTCGTCGCCGACTCTCACGCATGAAACTCAGAATCACGAAAGACTTTCTGTTCGCTCACCGCGGGACCGACGTCGTGGCATACACGGCCGGCCAGGTGATCGAGTGCGACGACGGCGAACTGCTGCGCGTCGCGATGGACGAGGGGTGGGCGGCAATCGCCGGCGCTTCTCATCCGGTAGAGGCGCGGGAGACTCAGGCAGCGCACAGCGCGCCGGAACCCGCGCGGACAACGTCAAGGCCGAGCCGCAAGTCGCGCGCGACCTGACACGAATTCACGAGGACAACGCATGGCCGGGTTTCACTGCATCGTGTGCGACCAGGGCGCCACGCTCGATGTCTCGCTGACCTACCTGGACAGCGACGGCGCCGCGGTCAACCTTTCGGGCTACACCGCGCGGATGCAGGTGCGCACCGAGGTGACGGCGGCGACGGCGGCGCTGACCCTGACCACCGAAAACGGGCGCATCACGCTCGGCGGTGCTGCTGGGACCGTGGCGCTCACCGTGCCCGCGATCGACACCGCGGCGGTCGCTGCGGGCGAATACGTCTACGACCTCGAGCTGGTGACGGGCGCACGCGTCGTGCGCCTGATTGAGGGCTCGCTCGTGGTCCGCGCCGAGGTCACCAGGTGACCGTACTGGTGGGCGGCGGCGCCTGCGCGGTGACGGTGGCGGACAGCGGTCCGCGCGTCGCGCTGATCGACCTTTCGACCACGGTGCAGGTCGGGGACAACGGCGCGAGCGTCGTCGTCCGCGCGCCGGGTCCGCAAGGGCCGCCCGGCGCCGGCGTGGTTGAGGCGTCCGACTTCCTCCACGTTTCGGCTCGCCTCGGTGAGTTCACCACGAGCCAGGCGCGCACCGAGGCGCGCCAGAATCTGGAGCTGCAGTACATCGACGGCGGCGAATTTTAGGAGATACATATGCCGAGACTACAACTCAAGCGCGGCCTCAAGGCCAACCTCCCGACCGCCTCGATGCTTGCCGGCGAGCCTCTGTTCACGACGGACCGCGGCACCCTGCACGTCGCGACTGGCACCACAACGAAGCTACCGATTGTCCCGGCGGTCGATGACCTCACGACGCTGGCGAGCATCGACGGCGCGGCCGACCTGGTGCTGATCCACGACGCGAGCGAGGCCGCAGCCCAAAAGGAAAAGAAGATCACTTTCAACGCGTTTAAAACCGCGCTGAATATTCCGGCGTCGTCGACTGATGAACTGGTGGCGGTCGTGTCGGGCGGCACCGCGGGCTATATCTGGGGGACGGACGGCACCGACGGCGTTATCCGCATGTCCAGCGCGATGGCGTGGACCAAGGCGGCCGGGAATACGCACGTCACGCTCGATGTCGGGAATGTGGACTGCGGGACGTTCTGAGCTGACCTGTGCCGAGCATTCGAGTTAAGCGCGGCACCCGCGCACAGATTGAGGCGGCGAAAACCGCCTCGACCCTTGCCGCGGGCGAGGTGTACCTGATCACAGACGAGGCGCGCCTGGCTGTGGGCACCGCCGTGAACGCTTACACGCCGGCAGCGACGCAGGCCGAAGCGCGCATCGCGGTCGAGTCGCTGCTGATCCCGCCGGAAGCGGCCGGCTACCCCGCAACCAACTACGCACAGTACAAGTCGGTTTCGGGCACCAACTTTGCGGTGTCGTCGCTGGCGTTCGACGCCACGACTGAAGAAGCGGTCTTTTTCCGGTTCGTTGCCCGCAACTACGCGAGCGGGAACCTCACGGTGCGGATTCGCTGGTACGCGGACACTGCGACCACCGGCGGGGTGACCTGGGGCGTTCGGCTCGCGGCGATCACGCCCGACACCGACACGCAGGACGTCGAAACGAAGGCGTTCGCGACCGAGCAGGAAGCAAACGATACGCACCTCGCCACGACCGGCCAGCGCCTGCACGAGGCCGTCCTCACGCTCTCGAACCTCGACTCGCTCGCGGCACGGGATGACGTCACGTTGCGCCTCGCGCGCAAGGTGGCAAACGCAAACGACACGATGACGGGCGACGCGCTGGTGGTCGGACTGATCGTTGAGTACGCGAGCTGATGTCTCGTTCGTTTGACGGTACAAGCGGAAATTACCTCAACGTTGAAACGCCCGTTGTAACGGCGCCGCCGTTTTCGATGTTTGCGTGGTACTACTCCACGAGTGCGAGCCAAGATCAGACGCTAATCTCAATTGGTGGGGCAAACAGCGCGTTTACTGAGCCTCGGGGATTTAAGCTCGCCATCCTGACTGGTGGTGGCGCTTATTCAGCCATATATGCGGAGACTCGGCAAAACAACACAATTCCAAGGGCAACAAGCACTACGGCTCCCACTGGAAGCGTTTGGCAGAACGGGTGCGGTGTCTGGTCTAACACCGCCGACCGCAGTGCGTACCTCAACGGCGGCAGCAAGGGCGTGCAGTCGCAAACCCAAGGGGTAACAGCGGGAGACCTAAAGCGCACTGCGGTGGGCTTGACGCGGGAACTGGGCAACTTCGCGGGCATTATCGGCCAGATCGCGCATCCCGCGATCTGGAATGTCGCGCTTACGGACGCCGAAGTAGCGATGCTCGGCGCGGGCATCAGCCCGCTACGAGTGAGGCCGCAGTCGCTGGTCATGTACCTGCCGTACCTCGGAAGGAACGGCCCCGAAATTGACATTATCAACGGGCGCACGCTGGCGGTGACGGGGGCGGCCGCCAGCAGCAACGAGCCACCCGTCCGCTTCCCGCTCGGCATCAACTGAGACCCTCATATGCTGACCTCTCACTACCTGATCACGCACCCGCCAATGGAGCCCGTGACGATCGACGCCGCGCGCCAGCACTGCCGGATTGACGGCACCGCGGACGACGTGCTGGTCGGGGCGCTGATCGTGGCAGCCCGGCAGCACGTCGAGGCGGTCACCGGGCGTGCGTTGGTCACGCAGACCTGGGAGCTCCGCATTCCTCATTTCGAGGAACGCATCGAGCTCCCGAAGGCGCCGGTGATCTCGGTCACCTCCGTGACCTACATCGACCCCGCCGGCGCCACGCAAACGCTCGACGCGAGCAACTACCAGCTACTGGCGGGCGGTGGCAGCTTTGCCCAGCCTCCCGCGCTGGTCGAGGCATACGACCGGACCTGGCCCTCTACGCGCGGTCACCACGAGGACGTGCGCATCCGGTACTCGGCAGGCTACGGCGCACCCTCGGCGGTTCCTGCGGGCTTGCGGCAGGTCATGCTGCTGCTCATCGCCCACCTCTACGAGAACCGCGAGGCGACCGCTCCGGTCGCCCTGCAGGCGCTGCCGCTCGGGGTCACGGCGCTGGTTTCGCCCTACGTCGTGTTCGGCTGATGCAGGCCGGCCGACTGCGTCACCGGGTCGAGCTGCAGCGCGCGACCGACGCGATCGACGCCTACGGTGACACGACGCCGACTTGGGCGACGCTGGCGACGGTCTGGGCTGCGGTCGAGCCGATCAGCGGGCGCGAGTATTTCCTCGCGCAGCAGACGAATTCCGAGATCAGCACGCGCATCACGATCCGCGCCGTGCCGGGGGTGACTCTGACCCCGAAGGACCGCATCCGCTGGGGGTCGCGCCTGTTCGACCTGCAGGCGGTGATCGACCGCGACGAGCGCGGCCGCGAGCTGCAGTTGCTCGTGATCGAGAGGGTCGGCTGATGACCATAGAGACCGAGATCAAGATCGAGGGGCTGGCCGAGATCGACGCACGCCTGGCAGAACTGGGTGCGCTGGCCGGCAAGAAATTGCTCACGCGCGCGGTTCGGCGCTCGCTGTTCCGGCTGGAGAAGACCACGACCGGCAACGCGAACGCGATCAGTCGCTCGGGCGCGCTCGCCCAGTCGGTCAAGATCGTAACCGCCAGGCCAAAGGTGACCGAGACCGTGGCGGTTCAGGTCGGGCCGAAAAAGCGCGACCGCCGAGCGCTGGCGCTGCGGAATATCTACTACCGCCGCAAGGACAAGGGGATCTTTTACGGTCACCTGGTCGAGTACGGCCACCGCATCGCCACGCGCGCCACCGGGTGGCTGCGCAAGGGCAAGCGCACGACGGGCGCCGGCGGGACGGCAAAAGGCAGTGTCCCTGGCAAGCCGTGGTTCAGGCCAGCCTGGGACGCGACGCGCGCCGGGATCGTGCCCGAATTCCGCCGGGTGCTGGCTCAGGGTCTCGCGCGCATCGAAAAGCGCAACAAGCAGCGCACCGTCGACCGCGAGCGCCTGGTGGACCCATGAGCATCGAGAACGCCCTCATCGCGAAGATCGCCGCGCTCGCGACCGGCGCCGCTGCCCGCGTCTACCGCGAGGTGATCGTGCAGGAGCCGGTCCTGCCTGCAATCGCCGTCTCCCGCATCTCGGGCGCCGGCATGGCCCGCACCATCGCGAACGCGCCGCTACTGCAGCGCGCCGTCCTTCGCGTCGAGGTCGTCGGGGAGACGATGGCGCAAGTGTCGCCCGTCGCCGCCGCGCTGGCCGCTGGCCTCGATGGCTGGCAGGGCACGCAGGGCGCCGTAACGGTGCTCATGTGCCGGCTGCAGCAGCAGCAGGAGCAAGCCGACGCCGAAGGTGACCGCACGTTCCGCGTCGTTCAACAGGACTACGACTTCATATACCGCTGACGACGGCTAACCCGCCGCCAGTTTCGCCCCATAGCCCGCCTCGTGCGGGCTTTTTCATTTCTGGAGATAGCCCATATGACCGCTCTCGTTTCCGTCGGGACTCTGTTCAAGATTGGCGACGGCGCCACGCCCACCGAAGTGTTCGCCACCATCGCCCAGGTGCAGGAGATCAAGTGGTCAGGGCTGTCGAAAAAGATCCTCGACATCCCGGTCCTCGGCCAGACCTACCCCATGCGGAAGATCACGTCGGACGATCCGCAGAATGTCGAGCTCAAGCTGCTGTTCGACCCGGCGATCGCGCCGCATGAGTCGTTCCGCACGCTGCTGGCCGCCGGCACCGAGCGCAATTTCCAGATCATCCTGCCCGACTCGAGCGCCTACCAGATCGCGTTCGGGGCGTTCGTGACCAAGTTCGAGCTGGACGCGTTCACCGGCGAGGGCTCGGAGATCGTCGCGAATGTCACGCTCGAGCTGACCGCGGCGGCGACCATCACCCCATGAGCCGCGACCTGCTCAAGGCGCAGCTCGTCGACCGACTGCGCCTCGTCTCGGTCCGCTCGATCGAGATCGCAGGCGGGCCTGTGTTCGTTCGCGGCCTCACGGGCGCCGAGCGCATGGAGCTGCAGGCGATCTCGTCCGCAGCCGCAGCGGGTGGCCCGGCGATCGGGGACTACATGGTGGCGGCAATGGGGCTGTGCGACGAGCGCGGCGACCGGCTGTTCACCGACCCGGTGGAGCTGGCCGCGCTGGACGGGGCGTCCGTTGCGACGATCGCCCGCGCAGTGCTCGAGGCGTCGGGCCTGGCTGAAGGGGACCGGGAGACCGCCGCAAAAAACTGATCGGCGAGCCGGAACTGCTGCTCTGGTTCCGTCTCGCCTTGCAGTTCGGCCGGCCGGTGTCCGAGCTGATGCAGCAAATCAGCTCGGCTGAGTTCGCCTACTGGGTCGCGCTGTACGAGCTGGAGCCTTGGGGCTACGACGCCGACATGTGGCGCGCCGGCCTGGTGGCAGCGGCTACGGCCAACACGGCGGGCAAGAAGCGCAACGGGCAGCCGTTCCGTCCGTCCGACTTCATTCCGCAGAAAACGAAAGCGCCAGCCGCGGGGCAGTCGCTCGACGATCAGCGTCGAGTGCTGCAGGCGATGGTGGGGAGTTTCAATGGCTGATATCGGCACACTGGTCGTCCGCATGGCCGCGGACTCCGCGAAGATGCGGACCGACCTTGACCGCGTGCAGAAGAAGCTGCGCGAGACCACCAGCATCACCGCGGGCCTGTCCTCGTCGTTCGGGCGCCTCGGCGCGGTCGTGGGCGGGGTGTCGCTGATCGCGCTGGTTAACCAGGCGCTGCAGGCGGCCGAAGCGCTGCAAAACGTGTCGATCCAGACCGGGATCTC